CCTTGGTTTGTTATTCTCGGCAAGTATTGGCATTCCATAAAAGACGCAAGCCATAAGCACGTCTTCGAAAAATATCTCTGCTGTTTGAGGCCTAGCTATGTATTCTAAAAAGAATGTACTAGGTGGCGCATCTTCCATTGTGAATTTAGTTAATCCATGCAATGCACCTTTAGAACCCCTGCCGTCAGTCGTTCCTGAAATATCGTAGCTATCACACCCGAATGCACCAACGTGTTCGTTGCCTGGGTATTTGATACCGTTCTTAACTATATACTTGTTTTGTAGACTTAAACCAGGTACCCAAGACACATTAAAGCGCCCTTGAGGGTTCGGCATAAACACTACTTTAGTATCCTTAACTCCGTTTTCCCACTGAAAACTCCCACGTGTTACAGTATTAGTATTACGCAAGTCTGCATTATAATCAACCTGTTCGTAGATTTTTGCTAAGTTAAAAATACTATTCTTGCTTTCATCACGGAAAGCGTGGTCTGTAGTACGCGGGAACTGGCGGTAGTATTCGTTTAAAGCATCCTGGTCTTGTTTAAGACCGTCAACCTCGTTTTCCCAGTAATCTATAACACCCACTTCAATGCTATCACCGTGTGGGTCTATAGCCTCTTCTTCAGGTGTATTAAATACCGGCTGCCCGTACTCATCAATAAATCCTTCATAGTTCCACTCCATTGGTATAAAGAGCGAGTATAATCCCGATTTTGTTTGACCATTATTGTTTCGCTTGGTTACATCTGAATCTAAATACAACTTCTTAAAGTTGTTACCACCTTTATCTAAAGCATTCGAGGTACTACCCATTAAACATTTACCGATGATACGAGAACCAAGACGCAAACACGTTTTAGTTACACGCCAGTTGTTTAATATGTTATCGGGCTTTTCCCACTTACCGCTCTCATCATGCACGAGTAGCTTAAGCTTTTCACCATCATAAGAGTTGTCCCCTGTATTCTTCCAGTCAATCGTTGTATCAAGACCTTCGAGTTGTATTCTCTCTTCTTGTGATTGTATTGACTTACGTGTTAGCTTAGAAGCAGGAACCCTATACGCCAGTTCAGTCTTCGGTCTATCCATACCATCTTGTATGGGTTTGAAGAAAAACGGGTAGTTAAGGGAAATTGGTACAACTTTGTCGGTAAACATTTTCTTTGCATCACTACCGGACTTTGATAAGATACCGAATCTTGCGTCACTTGAGATAGTTGCTTGGTTAACGGTTTCACCTGATGCCATAAATGAGAATCCACTCCGTCTGTTCTTAAGGTAGCACATTCCATAACATCTGGTGTCAACCTTACAGGCTTCCCAAAATATAAAGAAGAGTCTATTGGCTTCTCGATAGTCGGGGTGGCCAACGTCGATCTTACTCCACTGCAAGTACATGTAATGAGTTCCAGTGATATAAGTAGGCTTACCTTTGTTATAAAACCAATAACCGTTGTCGCGTCTATTGAATTCTTCGTCAATATAGCCTTCCCACTTGTTCTTAAACTCATCTGGATATGTTTGCCAATCGAATATACTCTTAATATTTTTAAGCTCCTTAGGATACTCCTGAACAGCCCACTTATTTGAACCTTTCTTTAGACCTTTCGGCTCTGGAGGTAGAGCTACAACAAGATTCTGTATTTCAATAATCTCGCCTATCTGACCTGTCTTGCTTAATACAATAAGGTCGTGTTCTTTATTATAACCGTACTTCCACTTCTTACTCTTATTATACCGATGTATCGTGGTAAGCTTTATAGGCTCTACGGTTTTAACTAAACTCTGCTCGTACATTACTTAGAACGTCTTTCAGCAAAACCTTTGAAAGCTTCTTTCTTTTCTTCTGCTGGTTTGTTTTCTAGTATACGTTCTTCTTCTTGTATGCGATTCAATATTTCAAATGCATCGAATATCGCTAGCTTCTTAGTAGCAGCAGCGTTTTTTAATCGGTCCGCAGATACATCATCCTCTGTATTAGTAATGATTTTCTCTTGCGCGACTTTAATGAGTTCATCAACAGCTTTGTGACCAGCTAGGATTATACTCTTTTTCGTCTCCTTGATACTCATATTCGATTGTGATTTGATTGACGGGTATACGATACAATCGTTCACCCTCTATATTAAATTCGTATTCCATACCAGGTTTAAACCCTACAAGTGCACCCGCTCCAAAACCTTCACCAGCATATTTAATAATACCTATTGCAGGTTGTTCATGGTGCATATCCAATGTATCTTTTGCTACTATGGGTTTAACGAAGCAGTAGCCGTCTAATGCTTGCCACTCCGCGTTTCTTTTGTAAGCGTAAATCTGGTCTGGTTGCACAAAGAATGTATCTTCCTTGTAATATGCTTTAGAGTTCTTTTCTTTGCCTCTAATGTCGCGAAAACGTCTAAATACGTTATGGTGAACGATTACTTCGTCACCAGGTTGTATCTCTGAGTCAATCGCTAAGGGCGTGTTTACTACAACACCTAGTCTGCTGGTATAATGATGGTTTTGTACTTCTGTATTTAATAGTAACTCTTTACCATCTATATCTTTCTTCGATGTAGACCTACCGTGTTTTGGTGACACGATAAAGTTAAATATGCTTTGCATTACCAATTGAGATCGTATTCTACAGATACTGCCATGTTCTTGTTAAAGTCTTTCCACGGCATTACATTATCAGCTTTCTGAATATAGATAGAGTACTTGTCTTCCTCTTCTATAATGTTAACTATAGTATGACCACCATACACTTCCTGTCCAACAGAATAGTGCATGGCGTCATTCTTATAGTCCTTACCTACACTAATCTTCCGGATTATCTGCATCTTCTGCTTCTGTAATCTCTCCAGTAGTTAGGTTTACGGTTACATTACCGTATTCGTCTTCTAAGTCTGCTTGTGTTTGCTTAAGTTGTTTAATCAACCCATCAACTTCAGCCATAAGTCCATGCTTCTGCATTTCAATACCACCGATTGTTGCTTGCCCTTCGTTAATTGCCTTAACTAATGATTGTAGCGTTTCAAGCTCTTTGTCTGTTACTTTTTTCATTTGATTTAATTTAATTGTTCTGTATTATTATTACCTGTAATTACGGTAACTCAAGTTCCTCAGGTTCAGGCGGATTGCAATATAAACTATCCGGGAACAGCTCACAATATGTTGTAGCATATTCCTCTCTAGCGCTTGATGAACCAAAGCTATGGATACCCATAGGCGTTGGCCATACTAGATCATCATCCCAAGATTCGTCGATGCCGCCAGACCAATCCACATCAACAGCGTATACGTCAGATAGTACAGCAGCTGTTAGCTCCTCTCCGTCTTCATCGTATGTAGCTGGTGTTACCACAAGGTAGCCTAGCTTTACAATTCCGTTGTTATGTGTTGGATTTCCCTCTTCATCGCGCGGTAGCGCAGCGATTGCAGCGTCTGCAGCGGCTTCATCCGCGAACTCGTATTTGCGTGTTACTTTCATTTTATATTGTTGTTAGTTCTATACACTCACTATCAGTTAGGGCAGTTGGAAACTCTTCAAACTCAACTATTGATTGAGACATAAAATATGTTGAAAAATCATTAAAATATCTAATTGATTCACTTCCAATATCAATAGAACCCTTTTCATCTCCATTAAAAAAACAAGACAATGTATTACCTGATTTACGCATACATAGTTTTACTTCAGTCCCTAAATTTGATGAAGCAGTAGAGCCTAAATTAAATTGTCTTGAACCCCCTGTTGTTTGAGAATAAAGATTAAATCCATTCCAATACCAATTTGCACTTCCGCCATTGCTAAAGAAGTTGAATCGGTTGTTGCCTGTCAAACCATTAACTATAGTTTTGACAACTATTGTTCCGCTTTCTCCATCTCCTAAAGTTCCAAATCTAAATGTCGCAGGAAATGGTGCTTCATCTTCCAACCTCGTTTGACTTACACCATATGTAGGTATATACGATGTTTCATAGGTCGCATCTTGCTCTGCTTGTAAACCATATAAATATATTCCGTTTCCTGCGGTTCTGTTAAATGTGATTTGCTGATTTTGAGATACAAAGATTCTTGAGTAAGTGTTTAATGAAAAAACTACAACAAATCTATACCAACCATCATTGTATGGGATTGAATAAGCATCATTTATATTTGAACTATTTCCTTGATAATATCCTGTTACAGAGCCATCGTTCAAATTAAAAAACACGCCTTGACCTGCGGTTGCTCCGTAAAACAAAAACTCTGATTCTTCACCTGCTTTAGCAAATACTGAAAGTGTTTTTCCAGAACGAACATTTTCAATTTTATTAGCACCGCTTCCTGTTTGGGTAGTAGTTAATTTACTTGCATTTTTAAGCCCTTCTGGAGAGATTGTAAAATTACTTTCAATTATATCCGTTATTGAAATATTATATCCCCCTCCATAAAAATACTCACTATGCTCCACCAAATTAGTTCTTTGAGGCTCTAACAACAAAGACGCTGTGCCACTAGAGTAATCTATGCGCGGTTCGTTTTCTAATGTTCCTGCTTTAGCTGTTGACGCTCCT